ATGGCTCGGCATCTTTTTTCTTCCTAGTCTTCTTGGGGAGGGGGAGCAGCACGTTCACGATTCCATAGAGGTCTTCAAACTCCAGCTTCTCCTCCTCTGGTGCCGCCGCTGCTAATGGCTCCAACAGTTCGCGGATAGCTGGTGGTATTGGTCGCCTAGCGACCAGATTCTTGGCTCGGTCTAATTCTTTGGACATGTTATTCCTCTACTATTGGTATCCAGCGATGGCGGCAGTTGTAGCCGCCGCGCACGATGAATGGATCGCCCGGACTCTTACCTGCCCAGCTTCCCTGCCATATCTCCGCGATCTCGTCGCGGGTATATGTCTTGTTCCTGTGCGTTTTACAGAAGTCCCGTGTATCGCGTATCACGTTGCCCCGATACTTGAACTTCTCTATTCCCGCTTGATTAGCGATGTCAATCGTGAGCGAAGCCGAGAACTGGTTGATTGAATCTGTTGCGTAAGTTGTCGCATAGCGCCGAAGGTTATTGCCAAGGCGATCTGAGTTATAAACTCCATGGAGTCTATCAACCGCTGCCTGTTGCGTGGCTCCAGTCGTTGTTTTAGCGACCTCCACCAGTTCTTCAATCTCTGCCTGATCGCTTGCTTGATAGATTCCATTGATGCGCCCTCTGACCTCGGAAATGAAGTCCTGTTTCGACCGACCAGACAAGGTTGCCTGATAGACCCCATTTGCCAAGGCATCCAATTGTGATTGAGCCAAAGCCTCAAAGCCTTGGAATGATAGCCTCTGAAGCCCTGAAATGACCTCTGGCTGGACTTTTGCGAAGTTCCCATAGGTACCTAGCATCTCCTGCAAATCGTCTGAAAGACCTCTGTAGTCGCCCAGAACGGTCTGTACGCTGGACAAGTAGTCTTCTTCCAGTATGCGGCGCATCTCAGAGCGAGCATTGATCGCCCACTCCAAGTCAAATAGCTTGCCCGCGCTATCTGGTGCCGACTGTATAAGGTCAGCCATATCCCGTTCGGTTAGGTCGAAAGCGTTGGACAAGAATTCCTTGTGCCTATCTTCCATATCCTCTTGGATATTCTCATAGACGTCATCAGCCGCCATTGCTACGCCTCACCCTCCACTGGGAATTGGCCTAGAACCTGCGTCTGGCCTTCAATCTCCACATGGGACTGCGCCAACTTGTCGTCATCAAGGGCTAGGTCAGCGATCTGCTTGTCTAGCTCTTGCGCTAATGTCACTGATCTGACGCCGCTGGCTTTCATCTTCTGCAAGAACTCAAGCTCTTTGTCATAGTCGCGGATGTCGAAGGAATCAGGGTAGAACACCTCCACGTCTGGCGTTACGTCTAACCAGTTGCAGAAGTACGTCCATAAGTGCTCCTCGGCCAACTCTAGCAGGTCGGCTTTCTCTGATAGCTTGGCGTTGAGCATCTGGAACTCGGTCTGCATGGCAATGCCTGACATCGTCTTAGCATCGGTTCCGCGGACAGCGCCCATCTGGGCCATGCGGTTGATAGACTCCACCTTGTCCTTGATGGATTCCCTGATGCTGTTGATGTTCTGACCAGAGGGTTGTAGCAGAAACGGCTTCATGGTTTCGGCTGCATCATCGGGCACGTTGATAACAGAACCCGCTCCCGCGCTCGCATCGGTGTCGTAGGTCTTCACCAGAGAGGGGTGGTTGCTGATCCTGATTAGCTGCTCGATCTCTGAAAGCTCACTGTAGATAGCCTTTTGCATGTAGGCGATGTCTGACAGGTCACTCACCCCCACTCCACGGGTCACGCTGCGCTGAGCAGGTAGATAGACAGCAGGAATCTTACCCAGTGGGTTGTCTATCTCGCTAATCATCTGCTCTTTGTCGCCGTCAGACTTCCACTGCTGGATCGTGTCCTTGCGCCAGATGCGGTAGTAACTCACCTTGGTTGTGGCGTTCTCACGGTCTACCGCTTCCCTTAGCTTTAAGTAGGTGAGTTCAAAGCGTCCTGAAGGCGTGCGCTCCCACTTCCAGTCGAAGACGTTTTCAGGCGTGAATAGGGACAGATAGGGCCGTATGTCTTGGTCTAGCTCCTCCGCTCTCGTCTGCGCGTTGGACTCTGGCTTGTCCACAAGAATCCAGACGTGACCATAAACCGATGACCATATCTGGGCCTGCTTCATAAAACTGTTGAGGCTTGCGCCGTCCAAGTCGGCATCGTTTATCATCGCTTCTAGCGCTGGGTTATTGGCTAGAGAGTTGAACACGCGAACAGGGGGAGTGCGCCACAGGAACGAACTGTAGATGTGCACCACGTTGCGGCAGTGGTTATCAATCGGGGTCAACTGTATGCGTCGAGCATACTCGTTTTCTGACTCGTTCAAGTAGCCAGTCAGGTAGTTGCCTGCCTGGTACTCCTCACCCCCAAGGTATGAGCGAACATAAAGCTCCCACCTATTCTCGTTGGCATCATAGTCGGGATGTTGATACTCGATATTGCTGGCCACTAGCTCCACCTCACTGGTTGTTCAATTTCTCTTTGCTTCCGAATCGGGTATAGGTACTCGACCAGATACCCTAGCGCGTCATTCATGTGGTCATAGCCGTCATCTTTGTTGGGTTGGCTAGTGCCTTCCTTGTAGGTCTGTCGTTCAAGGGAAGCGATGGTCTGCTTACACTTAGGGTCAATAAACAAAGACCGCACTCCACTTGTGGAGCGTAGCCTGCTGTTCACGCTGTTGATTCTGTCTCTGATTGCGGGGTGGCTGTTCCGCACCTTTACCGCAAACCCTGCGTTCTGGAGGATTGATAGGTCTGTCCTCCCTCCCGCACTGGTTTTTCTCTGTTTACTAGCTGGGTCAGGGTAGATAGTGATTTGCCTGTCACCATACCGTTGCTTTATCTCGTCCACCATCTCGTCGGTGTTTGATCCATAAATAACGATCTCGTCGATCACTTGGATCGTATCCGCTTCCCTCACGCACACAGCTGCGCTCATAGGGTCTAGGTTAAAGTCCATGCCGATATGTAGCTGGTCGTTCATGTAACCCTTCCGCACGCTCTCTTCTCGGCTGAATGCGTAGTAGATAATGCCGGAGTAGTTAACAAACTTGGCTTGATACTCCTGGCTGAACGTCCTTTCGTCTAGGTCATTCCGCGCTGCCTCGATCTCAGCCTCATCAACATTGCCGCCCTCGATGGTCGTATACTGGAAGGCTTCCCAGCCCTCCTCCTCATCGACGCCTCGCGTCCAGATGTCATAGAAATGGTTGCGCCCCTTCGGTGTTCCAATGAACAGTGCCCGCGTCGGATTATCTCCAGAATGACGATCCGACAGACTGGGCCGAAGCACTTCGTACCACGCTTCTTTCCGCATATCTGCGAACTCGTCTAGCACCACGAAGTCTAACGCCCTTCCTCTAAGGTTGTCAGGCTTCTCTGCCCCTTTGAGGGATATGGTAGAGCCATTCTTCAGTGTCAGCGAGAGCGCTGTTTCGTTCCGTTTACTAATATACCCATCAGGCAAAGCCTCGTTCAGCATGTCCCAGGCTATCTCTTTGGCAGCCTTATATGTCGGCGCGACATACCAGCAGTTCCTATTCTTGCCTTCTAGGGCCGCACGAAGAAGCTCATGCGTAGACAGAAACGTCTTACCAAATCTTCTGCCAGCGACCACAGCTCTGAACCGTGAGTCACTAAAGAAGATGTCGTCCTGTGGCTTGCTAAGCCTCACCCGCTCTCTCGATGACGATTGGCGGCAAGTCTTGCGCCTCTTGTTCAGGCTGATCTGATTGTCCTAACCAGTTCTTACCCAACCATACAAGCATCGTCGTGTTGCCATCCATCGCGGCTGTATATTGCTTGCGTCTCAAGCTCATCTTTCCGTTGCTTGCCTTTTGCTTGAAATAATCCGAAAAACCCATGCCTCGCTCACGCTTACAGGCTGAGTTGAGGGTGTCATAGTCAACGCCTAGCACGGCTGCTTGCTCCTCCCCTGTACAATGAATAGCGCACATTTGATCTACTTTTTGCCAATCAATTTCTATTAAAGGTCTAGCCATTCGTTTCGCCTTTAGGGAAGTTAGATAGCGGATAAAAAACCAGCGTATTCCTGTACCCGCCCTCGTGCGTTGCATGTATTGGCGTTACGCCATGGATATTCCGCCAAGCGGGATAATAGAGCATAGAATTGTCTCTGCTATCTACCGTTGCGCCATAGTCAGGGATGGTGGTGAACCCGCCTGTACTGTTTTTACGCTTCGCGATGATGACATTCGCACAACCTTTCAAGTTGCCGTTATCTCGATGAAAGTCGGCTGCTATGTTGAAGTTTGAAATGCTGCTCGTGAATAGTTCGCCGAACCTCCATTCTTTAGCAATATTTTCTGCAATCAATCTTTTCTGCCGGTCATATAGGGCAGGCGTCAGCAAATTGACTATCCTCTCACTCTCCTTAGCAAGCATAAGCATAGCCTTAACGAATGTTTTAGCTTTCGGCACGTTATGAACACTGCTCCTAGTAGCGTATGCCCTTCTCATATGAGGTTTAGGTGGGATGGATCCTATGATGGTCGAATATTGCTCGACCTGTTTTTCTTTGTTGTCATCCAAAAATCCGCTAGACCTTTTCATCAAACTTTTAGGCACTCTACTACTTCTAAGCTCTTTGTCGGCTATATCCGCTAACTGCGCCGCTTTCAAGCTGTAATCCGATATGTCCTTTAAGTAGAACCCAATAGGCTCGCCGCTAACTGTGAAGATTGTGTCTTCTGTAACGTTAGGGCTTAAGTCTGGGCAAGTATCTCCAACCTTAACGTTATGATCTGTTTGGCTAAGCTCTAAAGTAATCACTTGTTAAACATAAAAATATTGGCGCAGGCAGGGAACCAGTTATCTTGCCAAACGTCGTAATCTCTGGTTTCAAACTTTGCAATATTGCCGATAGGCTGCGAATCACGATACCTCAACATCTGAGCCTCAATTGTTGCCCAGAACCTTGGCAGGCTCGGGTCGATATCGAAGCTCCACTCATAAACTAACTTTTTGAAAACCTTAGATGTGTTCTCCAGAATCAACATCTCAGCCCCCTCTATGTCCATTTTGCAACAATCGAAGGATTCAGCCTCTTTGTCAAAGTTTACACAACCTACTTTTATGCCTTTATCATTCCATTTCTTGACTATAGAGTTGCGCCAGACGTTGTTGTTGTTGCCGATGAAAAGGGTTATTTCCTCTCTCTCATCGTGCACTAAGGCTGATTGCTTAATTTCTGCGTCGAACCCGTTGAGCCTCAAGTTTTTCTCTATCATGCGGCAGTTGAACGGGTCAGGCTCGTACACAGTGACTCTCGCCCCTTTGGAGCAAGCTAGTAAGGTAAAAGCGCCTACATTCCCGCCACAGTCCATCCAGCTTTCGCCGGCCTCTATAGTCATACCTTTCTTCAAATACGTTTTGCGCTCTATGACCTCTTCAAACGTCTTTAAATCAGAGAACCCTTCCCTATAAAGGAACTGAATGCCATCTATCTCGGATTTAGCCAACTTCATAGCTTGCTTTTCTCTTGCTTGAGAAGATTCATAACTAAGCCACCCACATAAGCTCCCTGGGAGCGCCAGAATTTAATCAATTCTTGGGCCTCTTCGTAATGCTCAAGGTCGAAGTCGATCTGTATAGCTTTTCTAACATTGCTTGTCATATCTTCCAGCTGCTCTGCAACGTCATCGTCATCTAGAACGTCGTAGCTAACCTCTTCTGCGAATTCCGGCAGAACCTCCCACCCCAAAACGTCTAGATTCAAACCGCTGTCAGATAATATCTCAAGCTCAATTCTCAACAGCTCGTCATCCCAACCAGAATTCAGTGCTATTTTGTTATCTGCAATAATATAGGCTTTGCGCTGCGCTTCCGTGAGTCCTTCAAGGGTTATCGTGGGCACTAGGCTCATTCCCAGCTTTTGCGCCGCTGCTAACCTGCCGTGGCCTGCGATGATTCCATTGTGCTCATCCAGCAGGATCGGGTTGTTGAATCCAAACTCTTTAATGCTTGCCGCTACCTGAGCAACCTGCTGGTCGCTATGGGTGCGCGGGTTGTTTGCATACGGAATAATGTCGGTTGTGGCTATGTATGCCACCTCTAGATTCTGATTCATTAGTTGTTGAAACTCGTCTTGGTTCGGTCAGGACTGTCGAATCGCTCCACCATCCCCTCTAGGGCGCGGATCTTGGCTTGTGGCGATAGCTGGTGATAGTAGAAAAGTTTTCGGCTTGTCGGGTTGTGCAAGGCTCCAGTATGAACCACGCCGTCGGTCATCGTATGGACTTGGCCTGCGTAGATCGTGCCATCTTTGTTGAACAGCAGAACCCCCCTCACTTGTCTGCCTTGTGGCTTGCGCCGAAGTAGAATGACACCACCGCTGACACTATGCCGCCCAAGTAACCCAAGACCAAATTGACAATAGCCTCGTTCTGTTCCGGCATCAGCGTAACCATGCTCACATAACCACCAAAGAACAAAAACGCCAGCATAGCTAATACTTTGGGCGTCCAATCCCCGCGCCCCATCTCCCGCGCACTGGATCTATCCGCGTTCTCAAGCTCGAAGATATCTACTTCTAACTCTGCAAGACGGGTTTTATAGGCGAGGTCGGCTTTCTTGATCTCGGCTAGTTGTTCGGGTGAGGCTTCACTGAGCGCCTTCTGAACGGCTTGTGGCTCTGCTGGTACCCCAAGTACCTGTGCGAGTATTTTCCCCGCTCCGGCCCCTACTGGGCCTCCTATGGCACTTCCTATGGTCGGTGCTACTGCGCCTACCAGATTTTTGATTGAATCCCATTTCATATCTCAGCCCTCACACCCGTTATTTTCAGGGTCATTCGTTCTTCATGCCCGTTGAATATCTCCATCAGCTTTTGCAGCGTCTTCTTGGAGTTGTAAACAGCAGGCTCAAGCGCATCTGACACAAAACGATCCCCAACACCGATACAGCCCTCCACGTCGTGTGGGAAATTTGCAACATGAAGGAGGATAAACGTGCGGTCTGGCACATCCATCACCTGAATGACGTCTTTGAACCGCGTCCCGCTAAATGGTTGGCAGGCATACGTCCCTTCGGGAATACAGGACACGTTTGGCTGGTTATCTTTCCACGGTCTTTCAATCGTGTAGCACGACCAGTCGCCAATACTTAGCTTTCCAAGCGTTCCGCTGTCTAGGTATGCAAATCGTTGCAATAAAGCCATTTGCGATCCTTGTTTCGGTATTCATTCTGTGATAGCGCCCAATAATACCGCATTTTTTTACCCTTTGTTCAAAATAATCCTTTTATTTGTTAAAGGTTTTCTTTATAATGGTACCCATCAACAACAGGGAACCACGATGAAAGTTAATATCAACATGACCGTAAACGTAGACAAAGCCATCGTCAAAGAGTTCATGGAAGCTCTAGGCGTAACTGACACCCCCCACCAATTTGTTAGGGCGTTTATAGAAGAATGTGGATTTGAAGGCCTAGCCGACCAATGTTCAGAAATGATCGGCAAAGACATCTTCACGTACAACTTCTAAGGAGGCCGCATGACAATTTCATCAAACTTCTACAATATCGCTTTCGAGATGCTCTACTGCATTCGCACCGAATACGACGACAGCATTCCTTTCCTTCAGCGAATGGATGAAGTAGTAGACAATAGTGAATATGGAATCTATTACTACCAGGCGCAGCGCTTGATCCTGGACGAAATGACTCCCAGCCAGCAGGCAGACGCAGAATGGGAACTAGGCGAGTTTTCCAACACGTTAACCTATAACGAGTTTGCTTGCCTTATCGCCTGCCAAGCCATCAAGCACGCGATCATAGCCCAAGCAACCGCAGCGGAGGTTGGAGAATGAAACTACGCTATCCACTCGCCCTGCTCTTGATCGTCGGCTTCTTTGCTGCTGGTCAGAACGACTATGAGAACGAAGTGATGGAGGAACAGCAGTACATCGAGCGCGTCTGCGATGGAGTCCACAAGGACTATCTCAATCTGCGGCCTTCTTGCTAACCAGCCAGATATTCTCCCTTTCCTGACCCTCTGGCATCTCTGCTGGAGGGTTGGGGTCTGGCTCCTCTTCGTAGAGGTCTGAAACTATGACTGTCACCTGACAGTTGTTGGGTAGATCCTCAATCAGAACTGTCGGCACCAAACCTCTCCTCGATGAACCTTTCTCGTTGAACAAGTGTAGCAAGATCGCGGCAGGCTTCCTCTAAAACTTGGATATCTTTGGTGACCCCGTATTCCGTGACCAACTGAACCACCCGCCCACTCAGGTAGTTGAGTTGGTTGGCAATTATATACTCGGTGGCGTCTATCTCGCGCATCATTCGTAGTCTACTCGGTGGATCTCGCCGCGCCACTCGTATTCGGCTGGCTTGTGAACCTTCACGAATTCTGGCGTCAGTAGGAAGTTATCACGAACAGTTAGGACAACACAGCCTGACACCCAGTTCTTAGGGGTGTCTTCGGCGTAGTCGAAGGTCGGCTGGTGCGGATCGGCCATTGTCCCGCACTGAACGCCATAGCGGTGCGAGTTGTAATCAGACCAACTCTTGCACTCCATCTGGTGAGTGTGCCCAGTAACCATGTGAACGCCAGATTTCAGGGCGTTGTTGTAGCCTGCGTGAACCCCTCCATTGAACCTATGCTTTATCATAATGGGCTTTTCCGCCCCCTCTACCCAAAGGGACATGCAAAACGTCCAGCTAGGAAAATGGTCTTTTAGGCTGAACCCTGGGACTCCCTGGAACATCGCCGCATTCTGCGCCAACGACATATCAAACCGCTGATCGTGGTTGCCCATCGTCCAGAACCGCTCCGCGTTAGGCGCTGCCTTCTCAATCTCTGAAAGCCTTTGCGTCACAGTGCTTAGCTCTTGTTCCACTGTGGGCTTTTCCTCCCACCCCAGTGGGGCGTGGCGGCTGATGCTCGCGCCATCCATCAGATCACCATTCAAAACTATGACATCTGGCTGGAGTTGCTTGGCTAATTCCACAAAGGCAAGGTGGGCAGTGGTTACGGTGTTGGCCTCATAGTGAGCGTCTGAACCGATCAAGAATGTTTTGTCTTTCTTGATGGTGAGCGTCTGACGAACTGCCTTTCTAGGCCCGTTTGTCTTGGATAAGTGCGCAGGGACGTTCAAAGTCCTGCCCAACATGCCCTCCACTCGCTTGCGTTTAGCAAACACGTTTCTCACCGAGACGTTGTACTTGGCCGCCATATTGGTCGCGCCCAATGCCTCAAACTCTACTGCGAACACCTCTGGATCAGTCGGTAGGATCGGTCTTGCCATAGCCCCCTCGCCTTGCGTATGAATTGCAGACATGGGCAAACACCAATGCCTTTAGCTTCTCATCCGATTCTTTTTTTGGTTCAGAGTCCCAGACCTGTTTGGCTGCTGCGTCCATAGCTTTCACCATGTCTTGCGCTACAACCCTGGGGGATCTCATCTGCCACGCTCCCCCAAGCGTCTTTCATGGGCTTTTATTTGCTCTTCCCAATCGGCAATCATCTCGATGTAGTCCTGCTTGTAGAACTTCACTGGATCTCTTCTGGTCGCCAACATGTGCTCAACGGTGTCATGCCCGTACCATTGTTGCATCCAGATTGTATATTCCTGAGCCGCTGACCCATAGCGCATACCGTGAAGATTGCACCCGCCGCACTGAGGGTTAACGTTCTGCTCCTCTAGCGCCCACCGCGAGGATGAGCCTTTGGCTAGCCAGTGGCCGCCTTGCATACACTTATAATGGTCGAGCTTCCCGCAACTCACGCACTTGCAGTATCCATTGTCATCAGCCGCGCTGATTCTTGCAAGTTTTTGCAGCGTCTTCAATGCCTTAGCGCGAAGCGTTGCTGAAGTTTGTTTCTTAGCCATCAGACGATACGTCGCTGGTTGGCTTGCTTGGTTCGTTCAGCATCAAACGCCAGTTGCCCAAGCATGATCTTCTTCTTGAGTGTCTCAGCCTTCAGACTGGCTTGTTGGACTGTTCGGTAGTGGTTGGCCCACTCTCCGCTTGATCTGGTTTCTGTTTGCGCCTTAGCAGCGCTTGCCCCTGCATCCATGTGCGCCTTCTGGCTGCTAGCTTCAAAGCTCTTAAAATTGGTTTCTGCTTCAATTGCTTCCCTACTCGCCCCCTCCCACTCGTTTATACGTTGGCCCAACCTATCCAATATCTGGTCTAGTCTATCCATGACTCTCTCCCTCTTTCGTTTAGACATGCCGTGACATTTAGTAGGGTTTGGTGGCCCCTACCAATCTTAGTCTCTATTGCTAGTCCGTATTTTCACTCGACCACTTCCACGCTGGCCCAGACGTTGCCCACCTCCCATACCCATATATCAACTGGGGGGGGAGGGTTTTTGCCACCTTTAACGAGTGTTCAACTTGGCGTTCCTACTAAGACGCCCAGATTCAAGCAAATTGTCTTTGGTCGTTCTGCTCAACGGGTCAACCACCCGCACCCGTACGCTTTTCCGTACGAGCCTCTGCCACCGAAGTGGAGCAAATAAAAGGGCCAGCCCCTCACAACAACAGGGGAGGGAGGAGGGAAGGAGGGACTGACCACTAAACTGTCCAGTTAGGCAAAAATATGTCAGGCCTTATATCATGCGGGTTGATCCCTCCCCCCGCAAGCCTGCAAATTGGAACGACCTTATCCGCTGGGATTCTAGTCTTCCGCCAATGAGTCAGTAGCTGTGGAGAAACCCCGACCAGCCTAGCAAACTGAGACTGGTTCCCGTTCGCTGCCTGCTGGATGACCTTCTGGTAAATTTCGTTCTGCATACGTTTTAGCTCCTGATCGCAGGATTATGCCTTAAAACTTTCTTAAATAAAACCTTTCTTTCTGTTAAAAAATAGTTTTTAATTGGCTTCAACAACAACGAGGGACGGACATGACCAGCAGCAAAACCATCGACCAAATCATTGCTGAAGTTGAAGCAAGCATCGAATCCGAGAAGAACTTGCTCAAGCAATTTAGCTTCAAAAAAGGGTCTTGGTTCACAGGCTATGAAGTGAAAGCAAACGGATCTTTTGAAGGCTTGGATTTCTGGATGGTGCGCTTCGAGAAAGTTGGAGCAGGTTGGGCAGCATTCCCAATTTGTGAGCGCCAAGCCACTGAGCCAAAGCGGTTTGAGACACTGCATCAAGCCAAAGTCAACATTTTGAAAAATGCAAAGGCCGCGTAAGCGGCCCAAGGAGGAATCATGCTAGTACCTGACCGACCAATCGAATCTGATCCACGCTTCCAAGAGATGTGGGGTGATCCTGACACTTGCCCAAAGTGTGAGACTGAACTGCACAACCTGCGCGATGCGGGCCACGCCTATCTGGTCTGCCCAGTCTGCGACCTGGGAGAACCTAAAGACAACGACGTCTTGTTTAACCTGCACTTCTACGGCATGACCGAATGCCAGTCGTTTGAAAACGGCATCGTTGAGCACTCCCGCTCTGAAATGTTCGATCTCCAGATGTGGTGGGAAGAAAACCTGCACTGGAAACTCTCAAAAATTGTAAACGACATTCACGAACTTGCCGACGTGCGCGATGGCAACCCCGCTGGTCAGTATTTTATCTGGTGGCGCGGCAATCAGATCGGATGTTTAACGGAGGTTTCTAATGGGTCGCGTTAAGTCAGACATGCTTGAAGATGACCTAGGACCAGACGATGAACTGGTACCCACCCCCATTTCGCAGGTTGTGGACAACATCCGCAACTGTGATTTACCAAGAAACTCGGTAGAGCGTCACGAGTACCTCAAAAACCAACTAAAGGAATTAATGGATGGAATCAAAACCAACCTTGATTAGCGCACTTGTGAAGGCGCAATCACAAATGACCCATGCGGCATTTGACCAAACTAACCCACACTTCAAGAGCAAGTTTGCTTCGCTCAAGAGTGTGATCGACGCGGTTAAACCCGCGCTGAACGAGAACGGAATAGCGTACATCCAGAAGTCAGTGCCGATGGATCATGGCATCGCTGTTGAAACCGTCTTCTACGGTCACGGTGAGGAGTTATCCACTGGGCCAGTTCCCGTCCCTATAGATCGTGAGAACGCCCAAGGCTTTGGCTCGGCCCTAACCTATGCCAAGCGCTACTCTCTGGCGATGGCTTGCGGTGTAGCAGCAGATGAGGACGATGATGGCAACGCGGCGGCAAAGAACACTACTGGCCGAAAGCCTCAGTCAGTCACCAAGACAGTGATCCAAGAGGAGGGCATCAAGGTCGATGAGGGAAAACGAAGCAGTTACATTTCCCTTCTAACCGAAGCCACTTCCGCCGAAGATCACGCAGGCATGAAAGAACTGCTCGACGAACTGCGCCAAGACAGTGACATGAAGCTAGCGGTGTGGGCGGAGCTTCCTAGCAACATCCGATCAGCAATCAGAAAAGTGGAGAATCCCAAATGAGAAGACCAAGAAAGGGCAACGCCCGTGAGATATTCGACATCCTGGACGAACATGGCCCGATGGCTTACCACACCATCCGCCGGCAC